GCAGATACTGTTGATGGATTTATTAAACAAGATTATACAGCATCTCAAATTAAATTAGAGTTACCTAAAACAGATGCTTACAAATCTCGTTTTCCTGGTATGGAATCCCTTAGAAATCAAGGTGTTGCCATAAATGAAAGTACTTATATCTCTAATGAGCGTGGATATCTACAAACTCTGCGTGCCTATGGATTAGATGAGGCAGTCCTTGGTAGTCGTAAAGCCCTTGGTACATACATATCCAACCTGGTTGCTCCTAGAGAGTTTGAAGAGCGAGTAAACCTTGCCGTTACAAGAGTTAATGAAAACCCAGAAGTTCTTAATACTTTTAAATCTTTTTATCCAGAGGCTGATAAGAGTAGCGTTGCTGCATATCTTCTTAATCCAGCAGCAGGTATGGCTATTATTAAGAAGCAAGTTCGCACCGCAGAGATTGGCGCTGCTGCTGCTGCTGCAGGATTTAATCGTGATATAAGTAATATTGATTATACTCAAGGTCTTGTAACAGCAACTGGTGAAAAATCCTATAACACAATTAGAGCAGAGTTCCAGAGAGCAAAACAATTATCTGATTCTCAACGCCGTTTGGCACAAATTGAAGGTCAAGCATATTCAGACCTTGAAGCAATCGGTGGAATTGTTGGTGGTGAAGCAGAAAAATTATTACAATCACAACGCAGGGCAGCCCGTGAAACAGCACGCTTCTCTCAAAGAGGCGGTATCACTAGCACAAGCCTTGCATCACAAGTAGGTATATAGAATCCCCACCCTGACCAACCAGCCCAGGGGGGCGTAAAAGTCTGGTAGCAATAGCCGTAATAGTTTCCCCGAACTTATACGAGGATTGCGAATACAACTAATAGAAAAGGGAGAAGGTAGATGGCTACCAATTACTACGATGACGATGAAGATAATGACACAACAACCGATGTTGTTGGTCAACTCCGAAAAGTCAACCGCACACTTGAAAAGCGTGCAAAAGAACTAGAACAGGAGTTGGCAGGTCTTAAGACACAGACTCGTCAGCGTACTGTCAAGGATGTACTACAGGCAAAGGGATTAAATCCAAAGATTGCTGCATTTATACCACAAGATATTGATACGACTGAAGAGGCTATCAATAATTGGGTTAATGAATACGGTGATGTATTTGGAATCCAAGCCCCAACTGAAGAAAAGCCTGCAGAAAAAAGTCCAGAGATTAAAGCGCAAGCAAGAATCAATAACATGGTCGCAACTGGCACTCCGCCAGATATTGACGAAGATGCTTTTGCAAAGATTGCCAATGCTAAATCTAAAGAGGACTTAGACATACTCCTTGGTTTAAATTAATCCATTTAATATCAACCAATTCACCAGGAGGTGAACCTAATGGCAAACGCCTATACCGACACCTCGGCTATTGGTGGTTTAGTAAAAACCGCTTATGACCGCTATGTCGAATTTGCTCTCCGTGCCCAGCCGATGATTCGTGCTGTTGCGGACAAAAAGCCTGCTCAGCAGGCAATGCCAGGGTCATCCGTTGTATTCTCACTTTACAACGATTTGGCTGCTGCTACTTCTACACTAACAGAAACAACTGACCCAGATGCAGTTGCAATTAGCGATGTAGACACAGTTTCTGTAACTCTTAATGAGTACGGAAATGCTGCTCTAGTAACTCGCAAACTACAGTTGTTCTCACTATCTGATGTTGACCCTGCTGTTGCAGACATGATTGCATACAACATGGCAGACTCTTTGGATACCGTTGCACAGAATACACTTCGTGCTGGAACCAATGTTCTTTACGGTGGAACCCGTACATCAACTGCTACTATCACAGCATCAGATACACTTGACTCAGCAGACATCCGCAAGGCTGTTGCTAAGTTGCGTTCAAACAAGGCTGTTCCTCGTGCAGGAAGCCTATACTGGGTAGGTATTCACCCAGAGGTATCACATGACCTTCGTGCAGAGTCAGGCTCTGTCGGATGGCGTGACACCCACTCACACACAGATGCATCACTTGGAAATCTATTTGCAGGCACAATCGGAACTTACGAAGGTGCTTTCTTTGTAGAGAACCCACGCATGTACTCTGCTAAAGATGGTGCAGACCAAACTGCACTTGCTACAACCACAGTAACTGTTGCTGGTGTATCTGCTGGATTTACCTTCGGCGTTGCTTCCTCATCTGTTATCGCTTCTCGTGCAGAAGTTGGTGACAAGATTTCAGGAACCAATGTTGGTACATCTGCAAAGATTACTGCAATCAGTACATCTGGTTCAACAACAACTTTCACAGTTAGCGTTGCTAACTCTGATGCTGTTACAACTGGTACCACAATTACTGTAACTCCTGTAACTCGCGTATTCCGCACAATTCTTTGCGGAAAGCAAGCATTGGCTGAAGCCGTTGCTCAGGAGCCAAATGTAATTATCGGACCTATTACCGATAAGTTAATGCGTTTCCGCCCAATCGGTTGGTACGGAGTCCTTGGATGGAGCCGTTACCGCGAAGAGGCGCTATATCGCATTGAAACTGGTTCTTCAATCGCTGCTCTCTAGTTGATTGACGGTAAAGCACTGTTATACGGCGAATACGGTGCAGTGCTTTACAGTAAATCCATTAGGAGGATTATGGCAGACTATTATTTCACACCACCTACAGTAGATGAAACACCTGCTGGCGGACCACCACTGTTTAATCGTTATGAATTAAATCGTGGCATCACTGTGCTTCGTACTAATGGTGTATACTCATCCTTTAGATACCCAAGCCAGACTCAGATATTGGCTGCCGAGGAGTTTTATATGGGTGGTACAAAAAACTTTATTAACCAACAAACTGCTGATGCTCTAACCGCACAAGGTTATGGTGCATACATAACACCAGCATGAAACATTGGGAATATCATCCAGAGCCAGTAGATACCTGTTTTGGGTGTAAGGCTATGGGTTTACAAATGAACACTGGTGATGCTAACTCTAACTTAAGAGTGTCAACTCGTAAGTGGGATAAAGAACTTGAAGCATATAGAAGCGCAAGAGCGCAAGGTATTCAACCTGCTGGAACCTCAATGAAAAAAATCAATGATGCTGTTAGAAAATCTGAGCAGGCTGGCAAAGCATTTGATGCAACGACAAGTAGTTTTAAGGGGTAATAATGACAGCCATTGTAGGTATACAAGGCAAAGACTGGGCGTTAATCGCTGCAGATTCTATGACAACCTACGATGATAAACCTTATTACGCTAAGGGACAAGACAAGGTTGTTAAAAAAGGCGACTACATAATTGCCTTTGCTGGAGATGCTATCGCTGGCAATATAGCAAACTTAATGTGGAATCCACCTAAGTTAGTTAAGTCAATGCCTATAGATGATTTTATGCAGAACAAAGTACTGCCTTCTCTTAGAGAAGTAATGTCAGATAATGGTTATCACGGTGCCAATAAAGATGACAAAGATGCAGGCTTTGATGCTTTGATATGTTTAAACGGAACTATCTATGAAGTTGACCATGACTACTTATGGTCCAGAGATGACCGTGGTTTATATGCTGTTGGTAGTGGTGGCAACTTAGCCCTCGGTGCACTAGCAACAGGTTTCAGTAAGAACTCTATAAAAAGCGCTGAGTTTGCAGCGCGTAGAGCAATCAAGATTTCTGCCGAATACAACATAAGTGTCGGTGGAGATATAAAAGTTATATCCCAAAGGAGGAAATAATGTGTATTGAGTGTAACTGTTTTGGAACAGTAACGCCTTATGGAGTTGGTGGAAGAACACCTACTGAAACACCAAAGGCACCAAATGTAGCAATGTATAACAAGCCAATCCATAGAATCGGTGAAGTGCCAATGGGCATGTCATACAAGGACATGGAAGATGATGAGGAGTACGGTCTATAATGAAAAAGAAAACAGCAATGAAAAAAGTTGAAAAAGTTATGGGCGAATACAAGCGTGGAACTTTAAAGTCAAGCGCAGGCTCAAAGGTAACTAAGCGTAAGCAAGCCGTAGCAATCGCCATGAGCGAAGCAAAGATGGCTAAAAAGAAAAAGAAGTAATGTCATCAGGGCAATTAAAACGCCATGATGGTTTTAACCCGATTCAAATTAAAAATGGCATGATAGTAAGACTGCGTAAAGATGGAACAGTTAAAACAGTCTTAGGAAAGTATGGGGAATATGGTAAAGAAAAAGGACTCAAGACTCGCTAGAGCAGGTGTATCTGGTTTTAATAAACCAAAGCGCACACCAAGTCATCCAACTAAATCACATGTTGTTGTAGCCAAAGAGGGTAGTCAAGTTAAGACTATTCGTTTTGGTCAACAAGGTGTAACTGGTGATAGACAACCAACTGCAAGGCAAAAGTCTTTTAAGGCTCGTCATGCCAAGAACATTGCGAAAGGAAAAATGTCTGCAGCGTATTGGGCAGATAAGGTGAAATGGTGAAAGGTAAAGCATTTTGGGACAAGAAGAATCCAAAGCGTACATCTACAAAACTGACTTCTGCACAGAAGGCTGCTGCCAAGGCTCGTGCAAAGGCTGCGGGTCGGAAGTATCCCAACCTTGTGGACAACGCTGCTGTAGCCCGCATGAGTAAGAAGAAGGGTAAGTAATGGCAACAGGAGTAGCAGGAAGCACGCTAACAAGCGAAATGAACCGTCTTGCTAATGGTGGTACATATCCCGCTATAACAGCCTATAAAGCCCTTGTAGGGGCTGCTAATGCCTGGGCTGGTACCTCTGGGTTGGCTCTATTGGGTGCCCTCAATTACAAGGCAAGCAGCACAAGACAGCCAAATAACTACAAAGGTTTAAATGCCGTATGTAATGAGATTGCTGGAACCTCTGGGTTATCAGCCGTAGATGCTTTAAGGAGTATAGACCTATGAGTACATTTGCTCAATTAACAGACCGTGTTGAGTCTGTACTTCATGCTTATACAGAAAATACTGAGCCAACCACATGGCTTACTACTAGCGCTACTAGCACAACAACCTCAATGACTGTTTATGATGCATCAGTTATTGGTCGTGGTTATATTCAAATTGATGATGAAATTGTATTTGTTAACTCAACAGATAATGTGGCAAACACATTAACCCTATCTCCTTGGGGTAGAGCACAGCGTGGTACAACTGCTGCTGCTCATAGTGCAAATGCTAAGGTAACAGTAAGCCCATTATTCCCACGCCAAGAAATTAAAAATGCAATTAACGACACCATCAATGCAATGTATCCTATGGTCTTTGCTCTTGGTTCTTATGACTTTGATTATGTAGCAGCACGCTATTCATACTCTATACCTGCTGCAGTAGAAAATGTTTTAAGTGTTACTTACTCAATAGTAGGTCCATCTAAAGAGTGGTTTCCTGCTCGTGGTTGGCAACTAGACCGCACTGCAGATACTGATGCATTTAGTAATGGTAAGAGTCTTTCAATTTATTCTGAGATTGTTCCTGGACAAACAGTACATGTTTCTTATTCAAAGCGCCCAACATTATTAACTAATAATAGTGATGAGTATTCAACTGTATC